AGTAATTCTACTAATTAAAGATCTGTTTTTTAATATTTCTGTTTCCATTTTAAGTTTGCCTTCAGTGCTTTTTAATATTCTATCTAAATCTGCTTTTGATTTTTCACCTGCAATGTATGCATTAATCGCTAATGCTGCTGCATTGTCATCTACTTTTTGTACTCTGCTTGGTCTCTTAACTTCATCTTTTGCAAACTCTGCAAATGCAGATTTAACATCTGCTTCAGGAGCTAACGCTTTGCTTGAAAAACTTAGTAACATATCAGATATGTCTTGACCTCTAGCTTTTTTAGCTCCTAATAATTCTGCAAATAATTCTTTGTCTTCTCTTATAGCATCTTTAATATCTGTTGTTGTTTCTTCGTTACCTGTTCCGCCTGTGCCTGGAGGATCCTTTTTAGGTGGTGGATCTTTTTTTGGCTCCTCTTCTACTTCAGGAGGTTGCATAGAAGGCAAAGTAAATCCAGGTTTAGCAGAAGTTTGAAGACCAAAATAAGCTACATTAGGATCTAAGTTAGGATTATTTTTTAAAAAATCTCCACCTGTTATTGTATCCATAAATCTAGTTCCAGAAAAACCAGGGTTATAACCAAACATTCTACCCAAAGTATTAATTGGTACGGCACCTAAATCATATATTCCAGCTAGTGCTTTATTAAATTCATTTGTTAAATATCCTAAACCTTGTGCAATTGGAGTTTCACTAAATTTATAAACAGGTGCTGGAGGTTGTCCTCCACCTTGTAATCCAGGTCTATCTAATCCAGATGTAATCCCCGTTCCGCGACTGTCGACGCGACCACCTCTAAACATTGGTCGTCTTAAAATTCTACTCATTATCCAAATATTCCTAACTTACCTAGTACACCGCCTGCTCCTGCAGCTCCTCCTAGGAAGCTAGCCATTGGACTTGCTGGCGCTGCGCTTGATTGATATCCGACTGTTGTAGTCGGGAATGCTCCCGGTTGTATTTGTGCTAGTTGTTGTCCGACTAAACCTAATCTTGTAAACGGTTCGAACTGTGCTTCTCTAGCTGCTAAAGTTTGTGCATCAAGTTGTGCTTGTGCAAATCCTTGATCTGCTTGACCTAATGCTTGTTGATATTGTCCAAGTCCTTGTCTTGCGGCCAAATCATTTGCTGCTGCCGCTTGTGCTTGTTGAAATCCTTGTTGTAATAAATTAGCTTGTAAAGCTGCTCTATCCATAGCACCTTGATTTAAAAATTGTGCTTCCATTATACCTGATCTAGCACCACCAAATGCTCCTCTGTCAATAGCCGCATCTCTTAAACCTGTTTGTTGTATTGCTTGTTGTCTGTCAAATTCTGAAAGAGTTGCATCTATTACCTCTTGTTGATAAGGTGACATAAAAGGTTTGTATGCATCCGGACCAACTAAAGATCCAAGACCTGCAGCTGCAGCTGATGCATCTTTTTGTAATTGTGTTTGATCTGCAACTTTTGGTGCGTATTTACTTGTGTCAATAGTTTTACCTATTAACGGTGATAATTTTTTTGTAAAGGCTGTAAGCGCGCCTTCTAATACCGGTGCTGGTAATACTTGTGTTTGTTCTATTGCCATTATGCTCTAGCCTCCAATTGATTCATTAAATCATACATACGTTGTGCTCCTTTATTTACACTACCACCACCCGCTGCCCTGACTGCATCGGCAGTCATTACAAACTCGTTTTTAGATAGTCGTGCAGGCACATCATCTGCTTTTTCTTTTTTGCCTATTGGCACAAATCCACCACCTCTTAAATCCATTTCTCTACCACCGAAGTTTAACATACCACCTTCTGCTAAAGATACAATTCCTCCTTCTTTTAATCCTATTTCATCGAATGTTGCAATAATATCTTCTTCTGTAAATTGTGCTGCTTCCATGGCTTCTCTAATTGCCGATCTTCTAGCGTTTGCAATTGCATCTTCAGTCGCTCCTGCTTGTTCTAATTCTATTAATTGTGTTTCTTCAAAATCTCTTAATGCTCTGGTAGCAGTTGTATACGCATTATCACCCATTCCTTGAGCTGTTGGTAAGGCTATTGCTTGACCTAATTCTTTAGCACCCTCCCTTGTAAACGCAAGTTCAGGTCTCTCACCTATTTTAGAGAATGTATCTTTTGAACCACCTAAAAAATCCGTAACTTGTGCTGCACCTTCCAAACCTAAATTAGCTATTCTTTTACCTATGCCTACGTTAGATGCATCTAAAATGCTATCAGCTCCTATTGGAGCATCTTTTAATTGAGTAAGAATTCCTTCTTTTGTAATTGGATTGTCCCCTGTAAATTTTAATCCTCTTATGCCTTCACTTGCTCCAGGTGCTGTTCCTGCTCCTGTTATACCTGCCAACGCCGTAGACAATAAATTAATATCTCCTTCAGGATCTAAAGCCTCTTGTGAAAGTGCATTAGTCAAAGAAGATATTAAACCTCTATTTAAAGCAGACGCAAATATACCTGTAGTAGGTAACATAAAAGGTACAGCCGCAGACAAAAACGGTAAAACAGGTCTTATTTCTTTTGGTGTAATTTTTCTTACTACATTTCCAGCTTTTTTAAAAGTATCTGTTCCAATATCTAAAACTTTATCAAAAGGCTTTGATATTTCTTTAGGTATAAATTTTCTTTTTATTTTACTAAAAAATCCCATAGTTTCTCTTTATATTATCAATATTGAAGCAAGTTCGCAAAGCTTGTAAAAAGGCGAGTGTATCACAATTTACAAGGTTTTTATACATTCGTCAACGCTCCTATAAGTTAGTTTTACCACCCATAGGAATACCTCTTATAATAACATTTACGTTTCTTGATATATCATCCTTTGTGGTGTCGGTTGATGGGTTATTTACGTCCTCTTCTGCTTCCGCATCTGAACCATATTCTTTCCCTGTTTTTAGGTGTTTTATGGTTATTTCTATACGTGGTTTATAAACTTTAATTGTTTGACCATTTATTACTTGATCTTCAAAATGTTCCTCTTGTTCTACAAACATTATCTATCCTCTCTGTTTATTTCTAATATGGACGCAACAACATCTACTGCACCGCTACTTGCTTGTACCTTTAATATCTCACTTTCTTTCATAATTAAAGGTTCACTTAATACTTGTTCTTTTTGATTAGCCGCTAAATTAACATCATTGTCTATCACAAAAATAGCTGCGGCTGCATCTACTAAAGTTACTTTAATGACTGCTGTACTACCAGCGTCTTCTGCTACTAATAAAGATTTAACAATAGCTCTAGAATTAGATGGCACCGTATATAAAGTGGTAAGTGCCGTACTTGTTAAACTTGTTTTTTCGTTTTTATATATATTTGCCATTAACCTAATCCTAACCAAGTAAATCGTTCTTGATCTTCTTTTTGTTGTGTTAAATATGTAGAGTTTAACTGTTCTATTAATATCGATAACGCTCTGTTTATTTGTCTTTGGTTATCCTCGCTATATTCTTTTTTAGGTTCTGGTAATCTTACTACAATTTTTGCCATTATCCTCTCCTTCCATCTGGTTGTAAGTCTACTTGAAACGTACCAAATCTCCACGATTCGCCAACCCCTGTATTTTCTATTTTAATATTTGCATAACGTCCTCTTGCTCTTGTGTCAACTTTAGTTGTAGTAGATGTAATTGTAAAAGGACTTAAATTTGTGGCTGTGCTAGTATCAGCTGGAAAATCTTTTACAGATAAAGTAATTTGATTATTACCTGTCAATACTTTAAAGTTTGGTAAAAATCTACGCATAGCTAAAAACACTTCACTTTGATCTTTTTGTAAAGAAAAACTAAAAGACTCAACAAAAGATGTTAGAGCTGTTGTACTACCATCTGGATTAATCTGATCAGTTCCTACTTCGTGTTCAAATAAAACTGTTTGTCCTAAACCATTTTCTCCAATGACTATAGGAAAACTGCCTACATTTAAACTATTATATGCTGTTGCATATGGTTTTGGGTATACTAGTGAGTCAATCCAAGTTGTTCTTATAGAATTTGTATTTGTGCCTGTGTACCAATTACCCATAGGTAAGTTAGCATTGTCTTGACCATAATTATATACTACGTATCTATCATTAAATGTAGCGTTAGCTGTAGGATACCACCAAATAACTTCTGTAAATAGATTGTTTATACCTGCACAAATTTGTTGTCCTTTTGTTGTGTTAATATCATCGTAAACAAAATCTTCAACAGAACAAGGAAGAGTATTGACTGTACCATCAAAAGAAAAGAAACCATTGTTACCCATCCAGTAAGCAACACCATCAATTTCAATGGCTGCGTTTTTACCAATCAAACCACAGTTTGTACCTACTTGTTCAAAACCAAATGTAAAGGGCGCACCAACAAATTTCATTGCATACAGTGCATTGTCTGTCCACACCAAAATATTTTCTTTTGCAACTAATGCACCCATAATTTTGGTGCCGTCTTGTAGTCTTTGTGTGCCCGCAGTATTAGTAGCTTCGGGTGTATAATTATTTATATCTTCATCAACTGAAAATCTTATAAACATATCATCTTGAGATGATGGTGTACCAACTGTTACTTCTGTACCAAAATGAATTAAGTGACGTGTTGTTGGTGATATTAATGTAACTCGAGTTGCTGTTGGATTATTTGTTGTTTCAAAACCAGATGTGTTGGTTGCTGCTCTAACTCCTGTTGAGTTAGCGGCTCCCGCATTCCATGTAAATGTTTTACCATTTGCAATAGTTGCAACTAATACTTCACCAAAATTACTTAATGACCAAAGACCAGGTTCAAGTGTAATTGTATCAGCTTCTACTGCACTTCCAAATCCACTAAAGTTAGTAGCATTTGTTACAGTGCTTCCATCACTGTGAGCTTGTCCTGTAGTTCCAGCAACTGCGGTTCCATTTGTACCTCTAGTTATACCTGTTAAATCATTTGAACTTACACCCGTATAAGTTATTAATTCTGTTCCTACTGCAATTGTTCCACCTCCTGTTGGAAAACCAGATGTCGATGTTAAAGTTATTGACGTACCGGATCCTCCTGTACCAGCAGTGTCAGCAAGTAACGCTCCGTTTAAAGTTGTTGTAGTAACACCTGATACAGTTCCACCATAGTTACCGATACCAAAACCATAACCATAAGATTGTGCGGCAGGACCTACTTTTTCATATGGTATAACACTACAAGATCCACCTGAACCTGAACTTGATGTTTGTTGTGTCCCTGTTACAATTGCAATCTTTGAAGATGTAACTCTTGTGACTTGAAATAGTTTATCTTCAAATGCAGCGTCAGTTAAACCTACTCCTGATGGCACTGTTACGTTATCAAGTAATATTATATCTCCAGATTCTAGATTATGATCCGATGTAAAAGTTAGAGTAACTTCAAAAGTTTCACTTGCACAAGACATAGCAACCGAACCTATTGTAGATTTTATAGGTGTTACATCAAATAATTGACCTTCAAAATATATAAGTAAAAATTTATCTGTTCCAATAGCTACGTATCTGTTACCATCTGTATCTACAAATGCGTGTTGTTTTCTTGCTACACCTACGATTGTATCTGTCAAAAGAGAAGACCAACCACCTACTTTCTCTGGTAGGCCATATCTAAACCTTACATTATCTGAATCTACCCAACGACCTTCTGCTCCAACTGAAGTATCTTGTTTGTCAATTCCAGGAGCAAACTTAATTTTCGTAAGCGGCATTTTTTACTCCTATGACGTTTGGTTGTATACGTATTGCCAACCTTTGGTTGCGTTTGTAAATCTTAACTTAATAGATTGATTGTTGCTTGTTAAATCTAGATTAGAGGCAGCTCCTCTAATATTAGAGCCATTTCTATTTACAATTACTTTGTTTGAACCAAATCCTCCAGATGCAGATACATCCATAATACTTACTTCATCACCCATAGTTGGTGAGGCTGGTAGTGTAATTGTAACTTCAGCGTTATATGTATCTATTAACAAATTGTCTCCAGGCACCGCAGTATATGCAGTAATAGAACTAGATGAAATTGCAAAATTACCTTTTTGTAAAATATCTAATCTTGCATCTGTTCCATTAGAATGCACAACCATTGTTGCACCTACAGGAACAGCAATTGGATTTGATGATCCAGCTGTCTTAATACTTAAAGTATATTTGTTTGCTGTTGTTCTATCTGTTGCATCTTGAATAATATAAACTCTAGTTGCTGCTCCACCTGTTGTTGATGCAGGAATAATTAAACTATTATTACCAGCCATTGTGCCGGTTAGTTTTAAATAAATATTTTTACCATTTGATGTAGCACCATCTGATAAAAGTAATGTAACATCTGATCCAGATGTCATTGGTACATTAACTACACCTGATGTTGACTGTTGTAATATTTGTAAATTAGTATTAGTGATAGCTCCCCATAGACCAGCTTTTTCACCGGTTGCTACTAACTCTAATGCTAAATCTGTTGAAAATGTTGATGCCATATTAATAAGGTTTTATTGGTGTCCAAACCATTGTTGCTCCTGGTATAATTTCATTCCACGTTATAACACCTACTTCGCCTGTTCCTAATGTCATAGCGGTAGCCGGTGCTGATATACTCGCAGTTCCTGTGATAGTAACAGATCCATTCTTTATAATCAAGTTGTTTCCAGATGCTGTAACATTCGCATCTGCCGATACTGTAACGTTCCCCGTTCCTAAAGTTAGCGGTGTTTTTGGTGCTGTAAGATTTGCTGTACCAACTATTGTTACTGTTCCAATACCAAGTGTTAATGGATTTGGGTTAGGAACTTGTGTAACTGCATCTGCTGAAACTGATACTGGTCCTATGGAAACAGTTAAATTATTTCCTTGAGATATAAGTGTTACATTACCATCAGTAGGTAACGATGAAAAAGGTGTTTCGGCAAAAGAAGCAGTTCCGAAGAGCATTAGTCTTAGCCTTTAATTTCTCTTACTGTTAATGCTGAGTAACCAGTTGTCGATGCGCTGTGGTCTTCTCTATAATTAAAAGTTGCCGTTGAACCAGTTGTATGAGGTCCAAAAATAGCCTTGTACGTCAAACTT